CTATTTCAGAATTTGGATATTCATGGCGGCAGGGCCTTTGGCCCCTTGCCCTACTTCATAAGTGACGCGCTGGTTTTCCTGCAGGGTTTTGTACCCTTCTGTGCGGATCTGCGAGAAGTGAGCGAAGAGATCCTTGCTGCCGTCGTCCGGAACGATGAAACCGTAGCCCTTTTCCGCGTTGAACCACTTCACGATACCCGTTGCCATATCTGCCACCGCCTGGGAAGAATAAGAAGAAAACGCCAGACTTCAAGGAGGGGAACCGGCAACGACAAATACCAGTACAGGCAACGAATCGATCGACCACCACGCCGCTTGAAGGTCCCGCCGATCGAGTGTAATCAGGAATTTTTTACGGGGTCAATCGCAGCTCACCCCAGTATCGGACGTTTGATCTAGTTGGCGCAGCCCGCCAGCGCTGCGTCGGCGCGAGGGGGATTCCACCCCATGGCGTTCCACAAGCCATATCGCGCCATGCCGATGGATTCCTGCACCGCGAGCTCCACCATCACGAAGCGATACGACCACGGCCGAACCCGCCACGGGCGCTCGAGCACGCCGGCAAAGCCATCACCTGCAGCGCCCCTGCACCGAAGCGTCGCCACCGCTGAGCAGGAGGCACGAGGGCCCACCGCCAGGCCGACGCTTCCGGACGCTTGCATCCCCACGGACGCTTGCATCCTCATGTAAGACACTGAGCATAGGGCCGGGCGGCCCCATCGAGGTCAAAGAGAGTGGTGCGAAGGAGGGGACTCGTAGAGCGCGCATTTTCGCGGGTTTGCGGGCATCCTGGCGTAGAATTGGCGTAGTGGCGTAAAGGTACTTCGCCACCGCACACGAGCCTTACGCCGCCCTTCGGGGCGGTTTTTTTGGCCCGCTACACTGTATATACATACAGCGAGTGTCACCATGTCACACAGCCATTTTATGCAGGCAGACCACCGCCCAGGGGGTTGCTTCGCTTGTCAGCACTGGAAGGGAGAAATGGTCGGAGGCGGCGCCCACACCGTCTGTCGCCGCGAGAAGGGAAGCGTCTCCATCGAGGCAAATCCCAAGACCGGGTGCGTCTATTGGGAATACGACGGTAGCTTCAAAACGCGGCGGGAGTACCGATATCCGAAGCGCTGAGGCCAGAACTCGGCCACAGCCGGAAGAACTTACTTCCTCGGCTTCCAGCCGCAGTTCTTGGCCCCAGCAAGGTTGTGTGCCAGGATTTGCTTCGCCGTTCCATCGCTCAGGACGTCTGCCGGGTCAACGTAGATCGGGCGCGTCCAATCGCAGCCCGTATCAATGACCCGCGTCTTTACCTGCACCTCCGGCTGCGTCGCCTGCTCCGGGACTGGTTGCCCAGTCGTTGCGCAGCTGGTCAGCAGCGGCGCCAACAGGCAGGCCAGCAACATCGCTTTCAACATTTGCACGCTCCTTTATCGACTTCACCCCAGCCATGGCTGCGGCGGCGTTCGCTTGAGCCTCAGCGTCTCGAACCGCGGCCGTCTGCGCCCTGGCCCTTTCCGTAGCGGCGCTCGCTTCTGCAGCTTTCTGCGTTGCCTGGGCGACCTGCGCCTCGGCCGATTTCCGGCCCAGGTAAGTGACGACTAGCCCGGCGAGAAGGCCGAATCCCCCGACCAAGGCGGGCCAAACGGACCCTAACATTCCAATTAGCGCCGTCATGCCGTTTCTCCTGTGAGCATCATCTTGGCGAGCCTTTGCGCACGTTGGCCTACCTGCTTCGCCCAGAGGCTGTCCAACATTCCGTCGTGGGCCTGCTGCCAGTCATGGCTCTGGATAGCTTTCAAGGTGTTCTTGAACGTGAGGAGCTTGCCGCCCAGGTTGAAGGCCATATTGACCATCACACGCTGACGGACGTCGTCTAGACTGCCCCACCAGGGGAGATTTCTATCAAGCCACTTTTCGGCGCGCACAATGTCATTGGCGAGAAGCATCAGCGCTTCCTCGTGGCTGATACCCACATCATCGAGGTTGCGCCCGATACCGATAGTTAGTTTCCCAACCGTGTCCCGGTACGGCTTCAGCCTTTCTCCTTCATCCCGCCAGAGTTCAGCCTGCAGGGTTGCGAGATCATAGGCTCCCATCCCCGCTCCCCTTCTTGCGCTCGATCTTCGTGTACCGGAACAGGACAAGCAGAACGAACGCCGCAATGGATAGCCACCGGGCCGCTCCCTCCGGGAGTGCCGCCTTCAAGTCGGACGGCACCATGTTCCATGCGTCGATCAGCGTGGGGCCCAGCGCATACAAGGCGGCGAAGAAAGACGCCGCGATGACGCTGGACGCCTTATGCAGCTCCTGCCATCCCTCGACAAGTCGGATCCGGAAGCTCATTTCGTCCACCCCCGCGTTTCAGGCCGGTTATCCGCCCGGTTCATCAGAAGCTGGCTAAGCATGGTCTTGATGTCCCGAATGTCGTCACCCATGCGCGCGTTGCTGGCCTCTACGATGGTCAAACGCTTGTCCATCCCGTTGTACAGGCCAATAACCCACCCACAGCCACCCAGGACACTGCCCAGGATGACGAACGCCGAAGCGATCATCGAGACCAACACCTTTGCGCTTACCAACCATCCTTCCTTCGGCTCTTCTGCCATTCACTTTCTCCAGGCGTAAAAAAACCCGCTCGTGGCGGGTTGTCATGGTTGCGTGGGCGAGTCGCCGGGCGGCCAACTTATGGCCGCTACTTCTTCTGCCGTCGTGGCCGCCTCAATCTGTGCCTTCAACTGCCAGGAAAGCGCGTACTGCTGGTTGACGTGCTGCAGGAGCGCAGCACCGAGCGCGATGACGCCAGGGCCGTCGAGAGGGACGTTCTCGTTGTCGGACGTGCGCCATGTGAAGCCTGCGGGTAGCGGTATGCCAGCCTGCACTCCAGTGGCCGTGCCGATGATGTTCGTCCGGCTGACGAGATCGGAATCATAGCGGTGCCCGCCGTAGTCGAAGCCCGAATCGATGGCACGCAAGCATGCTTCCGTAATTCTCTCGGCCTGGGTTTGCTTGACAGACTCAAGCGGCGGCGCCGGGTATTCGGGCTCGTCGCTAGACAGGGCGCCGCTCTTGACCGATAAAAAGCTTGCTTGCGAATCCCATTGGTCGTCCGATACCGCAGCAACAGCCATGCCCTCTGCAGGATCGGCGTAGTTGAACAAGGCGGTGTCTTGCCATTGAAGAATCGCGCCGTTGGCAGTGGAATACAAAACTCGTTTCGTCATCTTTTTCACCATGCAATCATGAGAACTCCAGGCCGCCCTTGGCCACCAGCTCCGCCGGCAGCACCTGAATTTGATACGGGAGAACACCCACCGCTGCCCCCGCTGCCGTAGCCCGTTCCGGCTGTTCCGTTGGCCCCCTCACTCAATGCCGTGGGCCCCAAGGCACCAATTCCAAATAGAGAGCTAGCGCCACTCCCCGCAGAAAGCCACAAGGAACTGGACGTGGAAACCTCTTGACATCCCTGGCCCCACTGCCCGGCGGGGTACCCGACGCCCCCAGGCGCCGGGCCACCGGCGAGGGCACCGCCGCCGCCGCGACCGAAATCCAGATTCACAAGGGCGGTTGCCCCTCGCATCAGGCGGGTGGGACCTCCATTTCCGCCTGCCCCGCCGGCACCTCCAACTGCGCCTCCCGATCCAGCACTACCGCCAGCTCCAATTTGGACGTCCAAGACCTCCTGAGGAGTCGTCGCAACAGGGACCCATAGGGTTGACTGCCCAGCGCCACCACCGCCTCCATGAAGCTGAGCCTGAAGGCCAACAAATCCTGCGCCTCCACCGCCGCCGCCTCCACCGCCACATCCTTGAACAAAAATTCGCGTCGAAGGGATAAGAACGCTGGTGTTCGTGGCTATCGTTCGGAAGTTTTTTATCCTGATAGGGATGTACATGTTGAGCGAGTTGTCCCACTCCATCGGGCCGATGCCAACTACCGTGATCGGGCCGCGGTCAGATGTAGGAATCAACGCCGCTGAGAATATCGGCTGGCTGGGCTGATACAGCTCCCCCACGGTGACCCAAGCCGTGTTGGTAGCGTTCCGACGCTTGATTAATCCATTGGCGGTATCGGCCCATGTCATATAGGGACCAGCGATGTTCGCTGGGTCATTCCCCCCCGCAAAATCCGTGGCAATCGTGCCCAGAGCCGCATTTATCCCCGCCACAAGGTCGGGCCCAGGCAAAGGGGGCGTCGTTGAAATCTGCGATCGATCTTGCATGCTTAGAATCCCTGAGATATCCAGTTGATTTTCCTCTCCACCGAGGTAGAGCCGTTTATGACTTCAATGTCGAACCCTTCATCGTCCGAGTCGATCAACACAGCGCGGTCACCATTCAGAGCGTCGAGAATCGTGACCTGCACGTTCGGCACTGCATGGAACCTTTTGGCGTAGGTGATACGCATCCCGCCTACCGGAATGGCCACCCCCTCCGCGCGCTGCAGCAGATCTGGCACGTCAATCGTCCATTCGAACTTGCTTACGAAAGGAATGATGAGAGGGTCCGATGTGGCAATCAGCACCCGCGCATCGAAATAGCGCGCGTTGACGAGCCCCGGAACATAGTTCCGCCATTCCGTCCAGTCTCCCTCAACAACAGCGGTCCGGATCTGGGGCGTGACCGTAATCTTCAGCAGGTCCGACCCGTTTAGAACGTCGGCGACCGCGAAAATGTCAGGCACGATCATGATGTCAGCCGTGATGTTCCGTGCTTCCACTTCGATATCAAAATCGACTCTCACCGGAGTCACGTACCCGATATCGACCTGCTCCGCCTCCGCATTGGTGTAGATGCCGCTCGACGCTGGACCGCCGTACCAAAGGATGTCCTGCTCCGCGAGCACATCGGCCAAGCCCAGGATGTCACCTTGCGGTGCCAGGGTCAGCTTTCCGTCATAGACATACGCCCCGTCAGAGAGGGTTCCGTCCCACTTCGGGGCCTCATCTTGAGCGACGAGTACATTGCGGACTAGCGTCGCACCGGCGATCAGAATGCTGTCAGGAGGCCCGTAAATGACAGCGCCATTCGAGAGGGTGAATCGCGCGAAGACCCAATAGAGGCCGTTACCGACTGCCAGCGACTCTAGCGATTCCGTAACGCCAATCACGCGAGCATTCGTCTGAGTCGGTCCGAGGCGTATCTCATATGACGGCTCCCGGATATCATCAACACGCATCCAAGACAGCCAAGTCAAACCATCACGGAAAACGTTGGTTAACCCAGTCACTGGCGGAAGCGGCGCGGCAAGACCTACTATGGTCCAGGTCCCAGATTTTGCGATCCCAAGTCCAGTAACGCCAACGGGCGTTACGGTCACGCTCACGGAATCTCCCGTGTGGGCCTGCAGAGTGAAATATCGGTCCGATGTGCTTACGGATGGAAAAGCTACCCCGTTGACCTGATAGTCGATCCTAACCTTTGAAGTAGCCGAAACAACCCAATCCAATCGAAGTTCGATCACATCGGACTTGACGTTAAGGATCGTCTCTTCGAACGCCAGGGCGAGCACAACACCACGAAGCAAGGCCCCGTCACGCGGCGGCGCGTAGATGAAGGGGTTGTTTATTGAGTTGTAGTAGTCAATAGAATCGTCCACCGCCTCAAATCGCACGCCATCGTCGTTGGTCGGCTGCACAGAGACGATTTTTAGCCTGCGTCCCGGGGTCTGAAGTAGGTCAAACTGCCAAGCCCAGTCCAAGGCTGGCACATCCTCATAGCCTTGGTCTCCCGGCATTGGGAAGGACGTAAGTGCAGCAGGGTTAAGAATGGTTAAGGTGTCCGTATCACCGATGCCTGAGACCGACAACATGACCATCTGGTTACCCGGCCCTCGCAGCTGGAAAAACCCCGTCCCGTTGATCGGCACCGTCCTGTCCAGAACCAGGACAGATCTGTTCCCGCCTACCAGCCGTCCCGCGTACCCCCAAACTGTCAGATCATGAGACAGCTGCACCACATCGCCGCGGGTGGCAATGTATCCCTCAATATCCATTTCCCACGTGACCCGGCGGCGATGGAAGTTTTGGCTGGCTGCCAGCAGGTTGACCACTCGCCCCGCCACCCCCGCGTCTACGATCCCCTCCAAATCGAAAGTCTGCGGGTTGTTGAGGATCGGTGCGCCTGGCACACGCACCCTCACCTGGTCTGCTTGCCAGTTCCGGTCCTTGTTGATGAAGTTTCCAATGATCTCGTCAACAGTCCCATCGACATAGCTGACCTCGAACGTCCCCGCCTTGATGTTGTACGGGCCAATCATCGCCACGACAGGTTGGTTCGCTGCGTCCCATATAACCCCGAGCTTGCCCGACTGCCACGTGTAGGAAGCCTGTCCCGCCCTGGCTATCAACGTCAGCACATCATGCGCGCTCATCTTCTGGGCGAGGATGTAATCGAACTTCCACCCCATCAGATCGCAGTAGGCAGCCCACGCCTTGATGCTCTCGATATCGATCTGCGATTCCGGGATGCAGGCGCCGTATACCTTCTCCCCGGCGGAGTTTCGCTTGCCGAGCGCAAACCATAGGAACCACCATGCCGGGTTACGCGTAGGCCCGTATACCCATTTCGTCCCGTCCCACTGGTTGCACATCGCCCAGCATGTTGCCGACAACTCATCAATCGGCCCATTGAGCTGCGAAGTCGCGCGAATGCGTACGGCGAGCCTGACTTGATCGCTGTAATCGGTCGGCGTGTACTGATAGGCCCTGATCTGGGTAACGGAAGTGACGTTTGAATCGGTGTTGGTGTTTAGGTCTTCCGAGATCTTGCGAACGCGGATCTCGTATTGCCCCAGCGGGACAGACGCCGAGTACGTTTGCCGGACCGGCTTGTTCGAGTCGCCGGTGAGACGGTTGCCCTCGGTCGTGACATACTGGATCAGAGGGTCAGGCGCGATTCCCTGCCAGGGCCTGCCGAGTTGGAAAGGGTGCGGCAGCCACCTCCACTCGTAGGTCTTGCACGAGATAACCGTCCCGTAGTCGCCACCGCCCCAGGACTCACATACTTGGTACCTCTCCCCGTTCACATGATCGTTGGGATTGAGCGATCCGTACGCCACTTGGTGCCATGTGGCGTCGGCGATCGTTGAGCTGTCGTAGTTCGGTACCTCATAGACGCCAAGCGCCCAATAGTGGGTCGCGTAGACCGGATCCGTGTACGACCCCAACGGGGTCCATGTTTCGCTGTTGACGTTCCGATACTCGATCTGGAACTCGACCGTCCGCGGCAGGAACTTGCCGGTCATGGTGTCCAGGCTATAGCACACCGTGGCCACTTCGATCTCGAAGTAGTTGGTGTCAACCGGCGTCGTCCTGCTGTTCCACCCGTCAGGTTGATTCAGATCGAACCCTTGGATGGTATCGACGTTATCCGGGGCGAGTGTGATCACACCGTCCGGCCCGGACCGCTCCATCTGCACGCCCTGGAAATCGAAGATCGGCGTATCCCCGATGCGCACATCGTCGATCACCAGATCGGTCTGCAGCCCGAAATGGAAAATTTGAGACAGGTACTGATCATCGCCAACGTAGCTGGTAGACGGGTTACTCCCAAGGTCGGGCACAACCTTGATTGGTCCGCCCATGACCAACATCATGGGCTCCCACTGCCGGGCGGTATTGCGCGATGCCTGGATTTGATAGCTCGGGGAGTTATCGACGCTACCATCCGCTGTGGTCGCCAGATTTGGCTTAGGCAGGGGGATCAAAGCGTTGACTAGGATAGAGCCGCCGATCATTACCGCCGCCGACACGGCGGCGCCCACTGCGGTCGCGCCGGCGGTCGATGCTCCTGCCGAGAGTGCGGCGGTAGACGCTGCTGACGCCGCGCCCGCTGACGCGATGGCTACCACCACCAGAGCCACAGTGCGCAGCACTTTATTACCGCCACCACCGCCCTGTGCGCGGGCCCTGATAATGATCTGGTCGCCCCTGCGCGGGATGAGTCGGTCCCAAAGATCGTCTGGGACGCGGTAGCCGTTGTGCCAGACCGCCACGGGGCCTTTCGCCACCACGACGCCTGTACGCTCGATGTATGCCCGCAACGTCTCTCGAGGCAGAAATTCAGCGAAACATAGAGCCCGCTCGTCAGCAACCAATGGATGCGGGATACTGACCAGAGACGGCAGGTCGCTCACAGCCATTTGTAGAACCCTTCCAGGCGGAAACGATGGGGCTGCGTCATGGATTGAAGGCGCTCACGAACTACGAACCCCGCACCTTGGTCTGCATGCAGAACCCACACTTGGGAATCGATGACGCACACCACCCCGATATGGCATGTCCTACCCCGACCGACGAACAAGGCCGGATGGGCATCTACGGGATGGGCGACTCGTATCGCCAACGAGTCGCGGCAATCCATGATCTGTTTCGCTTGGTCGCGCAGCGTCGTAGCGTGAGCGGTCGGCAATGCGCAATCAATGCGCAGCACTTCACTAGCCACCCGGGCAGCCAGCGCGGCACAGTCCCCTGACTCCGGTATGTATGGCAAGCCGACGTATCGATCAGACCAGTGCATTTTTCCCAGGCATAAAAAAAGCCACCCTAGAGGTGGCTATAAGCATCGTTTGAATACTTCTACGTTGGATTGGGATTCGGTCGTGAGGGCTTCTGCTTCACCAAGACCCCCCGAAGTTCTTCCGGCACATCATCGTTGACCGTAACGCTATCGCATAAAGGGTCATTTGAGCCCCACACGACCCCATCCTTGATCCGTTGATTGGATTCCTCGCACGTCATCCAATGATTGGATTGGCCGAGTAAGTAGTCGAGGCGAGACCAAAACAGGTCGTAGAGGGAAGTTCCACTGTAGTTCCCTACCAACGTTGGCCCGAGTGCTTGGCTTGACGTTGTGGAAACGTCAACGGATACCTTAGTCGCTACGCCATCCTGGGAGGTCTTTATGGTCCAAGTGTCCGCGCCGAACCCAGCAGCCAAGACGAAATAGAAAGACCATTGCCGCTGCGCCGTCATCCCGTCCTGAGAATAGGTGTAAGTGAAGTCATTCCCGTCAGCAAGGCGGAACAACTTCTCAGCAGCCGCAAAAACCTGCTCCGGCGTCTTCCCGTCGTACACCCGCTGGCTCACCTTCAAAAATTCTTCCCGGCTCAGAGGCGGATGTTTGCTGGCGCATCCGCTCAAGACAATGGCCAGGACTGCAACAAAGATCAATCGCATATGCCCTCCCAGAACGCCGGCATATTTACCACGTCCAACTTTTTTCCGCCATGTTCAGTTTTGGCATCGGTGAACCTCACCATAGCCCAGGAGCCGTCTTAGGGGTGAACGTCTTAACCACCGCGACCTGCCCCAACGTGTTGATGAACCCTAGGTTTCCAGACACCTTCAGGTTGTCGATTTTCATCCCGGTGAGATCCAGCGTCATGTCCGTCTCGAACACGTCGGGGTCGGACCGAAACAGGGTGATGATTCGGCATTTCGCCCCCTGCCCGCCGCGGCTGTACTCCAGCCATTCCGTTAGCTCTCGCCCAACGTTATCGACTTGAATCGTCGCCTGGGGGATTTGCCCTTCGATGTCGTCAGGCAGCGTGATATCGAACGGGCAGGCGGTGTACACGTTCCCGCGCGCTACTAGATCCTGGGTGTCTCGGACGACCCGGATCGGAATCGAGAGGTCAGGATGGCTGATCTCCAGACACACAAGGAGGTTTTCGTCGGCACTCGTAGCTAGGAGCTGGCGCCGGCCATTGGCGGAAAACTGGCGGCTCATCGTTCTGCGCGCGAGACCCCGGCATTCATGCCGGGGAGGGATAGCGCGGCACGCGAAGCGTGCCCCTTCCTCTCACATCCTCCGTTTAGCTGGCTATCTTTACACAGATCAAGTATAATGTGTGAATGGAAATCAAGCGAGCGTACAAGTTCAGGTTCTATCCGACGTCTGAGCAAGAAATGATTCTTGCCAAGACGTTCGGCTGCGCTCGCTTTGCTTACAACTACATGCTTCGTCTTCGGACGGATGCATGGATGCAGCGGCAGGAGCGCATCGGATACCACGAAACTTCTGCGGCACTTACGGCGCTCAAAAAGCAGCCCGAATACGCTTGGCTCAACGAAGTGTCCAGCGTCCCTGTCCAGCAGTCGCTTCGCCACTTGCAATCCGCATTCGCCAACTTCTTTGCCAAGCGCGCCAGCTACCCGCAATTCAATCGGAAGAATGGACCTCAATCGGCGGAGTACACGACAAGCGCGTTCAAGTGGGATGGTAGGTCGCTCAAGCTGGCGAAGATGAGCGAACCGCTGGCCGTTCGATGGTCGCGCCAGATACCGAAGGCCGCCAAGGTCACAACCGTGACGGTCAGCAAGGACTCCGCCGGGCGGTACTTCGTGAGCCTGCTTTGCGACGATGTGGTCGCCAAGAAGCCCGCCTCGAATGGAAAGGTTGGCGTTGATCTTGGACTTACTCACTTCGCCATCCTTTCTACTGGCGAGAAGGTCGCTGCACCAAACACGTTCCGCAGGTACGAAAAGAAGCTGGCGAAGCTACAGCGGCGGCTCGCCAAAAAGACCAAAGGATCGAACCGCCGAGAGAAGTCAAAGCTCAAAGTTGCACGTGTGCATGCGAAGATCGCGGACGCTCGCAGGGACTTCCTGCACAAGCTATCAACCAGGCTGATAAACGAGAACCAAGTGATCGCCATTGAGAGCTTGTCCGTGTCGAACATGCAGAAGAACCGTTGCCTATCGAAGGCTATCAGCGATGCAAGCTGGTCTGAATTCGTTCGGCAACTGGAATACAAGGCCCGCTGGTACGGGCGTGAATTGATAGGCATCGACAGGTGGTATCCGTCGTCAAAGCGTTGCTTTGATTGTGGATACACCATGCCAAAGATGCCGCTCAGCGTGCGTGAGTGGGTATGTCCGGAATGTGGATCAATCCACGACCGTGACATAAACGCCGCCCGCAATGTTTTGGCCGCCGGACTGGCGGTGTCAGCCCATGGAGAAGCTGTAAGTCCTGTGTGCATGTAAGTGCGCATTGGCTGGCTTCGGTGAAGTGGGAATCCCCGCCCTTCAGGGCGGGGAGGATGTCAACCTATGCTCTCAATTTGTGCGTTGAAGAACCAAATTCGGCCGGGCGTGCTCCACTGGACCGTTCCGCTTACCAACCGGCCCTGCTTCGTCACCCCATCCACCGGGTCCGTGAAATTGAACCAGCCAGATCCGCCCGCCAAGTCATTTCTTACGAAAGCGTCAAAAGCTAACTTGTTCGCCCTATCGCCCACTTTCACCTTGACGGTACGCGTCACGATGGGTTTGGACCACCGCGGGCGCTGCTTCGCCAGCCCGTCCATTTCCGACCGAATCACGCCAAAATCGGCCGATTCGCTGTACCCGTCAAGTTGGATGCACGCATAGGGAGGGAAGTCAGGCACTGCCATCACCGCCCTCCTGCAAACGCGCGGCTCACCGGGCCGTTCTTCATCTTGTCCTTCAAAAGGACATTAATGATGTATCGCTCTCCGTCAAAGCGAGCGCTGCTCTGCGTCGCCTCAATGTTTGCGCTGCTTTGATTCGTCAGATTCACCTGCACATTAGGGCCACCAGAGGCAGGGGGCGGGTTGCCCACATAACCGCCGTTCGCGTAACCGTTCAGGCGGTTCAGGAAACCCAAGCCCAGCTTGCGTGTAGCGTCCGCATTGATGACGTATTCGCCAGCATGCACGACCCCCGCGACGTCGTTCCGCCCGCCTGGGCCGGTATAGCCACCATCCGCAAAGCCGGTGTAGCTCAGACCATCGAAACTCCCGGTGGCAGGCCCTACGTTGGTGATCCCCGCCAAGCTACCAGTCTGGTTCGGGCTGATGGACGGGCCACCGAACAGCGATCCAAACGCCTTGCCGATCAACCCGCCGATCTGGCCGGACTTGTCGTAGTCTCCAAACAGCGCCTTGCCGAGTTGCGCGGCTTGGGCGTCGGCCACCATCTTTAGGATCGTGTTTGCCCAACTCTTGCCGATGTTGTCAAAATTGCCCGTCAGCAAGTCATACAACCCGTCACCCAAACTGTCCTGAATGTTTCGAGCAGCCTGGATGGCGAACTGCCCCATTTGGTCAGTGGTGTCCTGATCGACCTTGGACAGATCCTGAAGCGTCTTTTGCGTCTGCTCGTAGGCGTCGTTCTGCTCTTTGATGAAGTCCAGGGTATCGGCCAGCGCAAGGGCTTGATCCTGCTGGCTCTGCGTCTGGAACGAGACGTACCCCTGCTGGATCTGGATCTGTAGCTTCTGGCGCTCCGTCAATTCGCCGGTCAGGGCGATCTGCTTCTGCAGTTGGTCGATGAGCTTTTGCCCCTGATCGACTCCTGCGTTGCCCTTTCCCGGAGCACTGGCGGTTGTGTGAACCGTCGGCATAGTCACCGTGCCGGCGCCGGTCTCTCCCACGCCAGCATAGGGATTCGGCGCGTTTCTCTGATACACCAGCAACGCGGCGCGTTTAGACTGAGCCGCTGCAATTTGCCTGTCCAGGTCTGCGACGTCGCCAAAGAGCACATCATTCACCTTATTGGTGAACGATTTTCCGGGGTCCAGGTCTTCCCGCAGCTGCTGCAGCTTGGCGATCTTCTCGTCAAGTTCCGCGATAGCGCGATCTGGGTTGTCCTGCTCGTCACCCCCAACCTGCAGCCAGCCCCACAGAGACGATGAGTTGATCACGCCAGCCGCAGTCACAACCTGACGTGCCATATCGGCAAGCCACGAGGTAAAGTTCGCAAATGCCTGCTTGGTATCGTCGGACCCTAACGTTTCTGTAAGACTGTTGATAGACCGAGTGAGGCCATCGACTGACCCATCTTCCCCAGTCATTAAGTCGTCGATCTGGTTCTGCAACGCCTGGAGAGCCCCTGCGAGCGTTTCTCGGGCGGCAGCAGCAGCCCCACCGTAAGACGATTCGAGGGCTTCAAGGACGACCGCCTGAGCTTGCGCAGTCTTCCCGGTCCTCTCCAGCTGCTCAACGAGCTGCTTCTGCTCGTCGGTGAAGCGGAAGCCCTGCTTCGAGAGCGAGGAAAGGCCTTGGCTTGGAATATCCAGCGCCCGCCCAACCGTCTCCGCGGCCTGCTCCACCGTCATCCCCATGCGCTGAGCGGTGTCGATGACGGCTTGCATCGCCCGCGGGAACGTTTCTCCTACGATCCCTGTGTACGAGAGCAGCCGGGTTTGCGCCCGGTTTATATCTCCTTCGCTGAAAACGCTTTGGGATGACAAGTCGCTTGCCATCTGGTTTAGCTTGGCAATCGTGAACCCCGCTGCCTGGCCGGTGGACTTGAGGACGGCGGCCAATTGAGCCTGCTCGTTCTGCGCGTTCTTTGTCTCTTCGATGAACTTTCCGAAGACGCTCCCAGCGCTGATCCCAAACAGCGCACCCGCGAAAATTCCCGTGAAAGCCCTCGTGATCGCGGCCGCGCTGGCCTCTGCCTGCTTCTGCATCGCCTTGAAGTTCTTTTCGGCGGCTTTGGACGCACGTTGGGCATCAGTCTCGAAGCTACCCGTGCGCAGCAGGAGATCCAAAACGATCGATCCGGCAGTTGCCATTATCCGTCCTTACGATTTGAACCCGAACGCCGCAAGGGTCTTGCGGTCCGCGTCCGTAAACTCAGTGTCACGCGGCTGCAGCCAGTCAATGAGCGGCCCGATCTCCCCTCCACGCATGCTTTGGGCGATCAGGGCGGCCGGCCTGTGGATCGTGTGCATGTCGTCAAAGGGATACCGGTTGTAGAACTCGAGCCAGGATGCGAACTCCGCTTGGCTCATTGCTGCCTGCCACTCGGCTATTGTTCGGCCGCCGAGTCGGAGGGCGAGGACGTGCCAGAACCAATCTTCGCCTCCAGCCGCGAGCCGTTTCCCTCCGGGGGCTGTGCCATTTCCATGATGATCGAAAAGATGGCGTTCGCAGCCGCTGGCTTTAGCCGGCTTGCCTGCTCGACGGTCAATGCAGGCTTGCCATCCGGCTCACAGACACAGGCGGCAATGAGCTGCGAAATGCTGGCCGCTTGCCGATCTTCATCCTCGGAGCGCTGGGCGAAGACGAACTTCCGAAAGTCAACGGCAGACGCTTCCCTGAAGTACAGCTTGTGCTTCCCACCGTCCGGCAAGGTGACTTCGCGCTCCTGAACTTCCGCGCTGGCGAAGAGAGACTTATCCAGCATTGATTACGCCTTCGGGGTCAGGGTTACGGATCCGGAACGCTGCAGGGTGAGCGTGCCCTTCACGATGTCGTTTGCGGCGATATCCAGCGCCCAATCGGCGATGTAGGCGCTGAACTGGATGCTCGTACGGTCGGTGGGCGGCGTAATCGTGCTTCCCGTAAGCGTAGGTGCCGCCGTGCCATCGGACAGAGCGATGATCCATTGGAGGGTTTCGCCCGACGCCTTAAGGGCAAACATGTCCTGATGGCTGACCTGCTGGGGGTCGAAGTTGACCGGCGCAGAGACTTGGCCAGGGTTCCCCAGGCCACGCGTGTACTGCTTATCGTCGGTATCGGACAAGCAAGTCGTCTCGATCTGATCCGCGGCGCCGCCCAGGCCGGTGATGCCGGTGGGGCAATGCAGCTTGACCAGGGTCGGCGTATCGCCGGGTTTGACATAGAAAAGCTCGGTGCCCTGAGACTTGATCGGCATTTTGAAGCTCCAATAAAAAGGCCCGCTCAACAAGGCGGGCCGGATGGAAAAGGTGAAAGTTATCTGCTGCGTATGAAATCGGCTTGTATGGCGATGCGGAAAAGCTTCGTGTCGGTTTCTCGCTGATCGATGACAAGCCGGTTGGCGATGCCACCTGCATCCAAGGCGTCCCGGACGGCGGTTGCCAGCGCTTCCACCTGCTCGTCGTCCATCGACCAGCAGTCGATCTGTACTGTATCGAAGTCCCCGCAAGGCGGCCCGCTGAGCTGGTCATAGGGCTGAGCATCGACGGAGAACCACGTAATGTATGGCTTCTGAACGTCCTGGGGCGCGGACCCGTGCCGATAGATGCGTACAGGGTCCGCTCCGACAATGGCGCTCACTGTAGGTACGGCGAGCAGCCGGAAAACAGGCGGGAGAATGCTCATAGCTATTTCTTGGATGCGTTCTGCACGCTAAGCTTGTTGACGATCGCTTCCACCCTCTTCACTAGGTCCGCCGCAGATACGTCGATAGCCTGCTGAGCCTTGGCACTAAACGCAGGTCTCAGCCAGGGCAACGCAGCCTGCTTGCTCGTTCCATACTCCATCATGAAAGCAATGTCGTTGGCCTGGATATCTCGGGTTATGCGCTGCCTCACCCTCCGCTTGGAATTCGCCGCCCTCCGGCTGGCTCTCTTCACCTTTCGCGCAGAGGGATGCGCCGCCGGCTTCACAGTGACGATGTACCGCTCACCCTTGGTTCCGGATGGCGGGTTCTTGCGCATCGCAACTACGTTCTTTTCCGTGAAGCCAGTCCGCTCAGTTATACCAGTCTTGCCGGGCGCCTCAATCGAGGCGCGAAGATTCTTCTTTGCTTCGTCTCTTAGGACGCGGGCGCCCTTCGCGAGCGCCAACTTTACCGGGCCGCCGTTCTTCGATACGACTTCAGCCGGCAAGCTTTTCAGGGTAGCGAGGATGCCGTCCATTCCCGACAACTTGACCTCTAACTTCATAGCCCCTCGCTTGGCCCGTCTACACAACGTAAACGCCACTCTTGGCGCCCCGTTGCGTCCGTTTCGATGGACTGGATGTTGTAGATTCGGCCGTCCCAGAGGATCCGCCACGACGATTTGAGGCCGGGGAACCACCGAAGATTGATACGCGCGGACGTTTCCGCGTTGATCGTGCCTGATCCCACCCATTCCCGCCCGGGGCCGGTCAGGACTTCGGCCGGGACACTGGAAAGCTCCGTGTCGGGGTCGATTCTGGCGTTCTTCCAGGTCAGCTTAACTGCGCCTGTGTCCGGGTCTTGGACCTTGACCTGCTCTTGAAGCGCAATGCGGTGGCGGAGTCGGTGGGAAAGCATCAGACCCCCATGAAGCAACGGTACGGCATAAGTTTGACCTCAGCCGCTATGCGGAGCTTTTTAGCATCATCCGGCGTGGCCTGATACGCTGCCTGAAGTAAAAGCAGCACGCCAAGCCGCACGCTATCCGGCATGGCATCAAGCTCGGCAGACGTTTCGCTGCTGCATTCATCCATGCCGAACTCTTTTCGGTTCATGAAGTCCAGCGCCTCGCGCTCTGCACCATCGAGCAGCATCTGTAGCTTGGCATCGTCCGCGTTATGGATGACGTCTAGAAACTGCTTGGCCGACTGTAGGTCAATGACGCTCATTGCAGCAATGCCTCATTAAGTGCGCGCCGAGGAAAGCATTTCAGCGCCGTCGAACGTGACGCGTTCACAACCTCTATCATCAGGCGGTTCGCCAAGGCTTCGAATTGAGCAGGCCACTTGTCCACCGCGCCAGCATTGCCCAGCCCGTTGGGATGGTCGGCATGCCAATGCGCCTTTCCTTCCGTCTTCTGGCAGTCGTAACCGATCAATATGATCCGCTGCGCGCCCCAATGCACCGCCAGCGATATGGCGCCCAGACCCGAATTCTTCCCGTAATCGAAGGATGCCTTGCGGACACCCCGAAGACCTGTCAATGGTGCCCAAAGCTCCCCACGGAAACTACTGATCGCTTCTTCCCCGTACTCTTTCCACCAGGCCCGGTCCATGGCATACAGAACGTCCGCCCATGGGGCTAACCGGAACGTCGTGTTGATTACAATTACCCCTCGATCTTTCGACCCCGTGCGCCACGCCCGGACCGCTTCGCAGTCGTCCGCCGTGAGGCTTGGGCCGCTTGCGATGCAGACGACGGTTCGCCAGCGGCCTCTTGAGGGTCAGCGGAATCGTTGCTCCATGTATCGATCAGGCCCTTGCAAGCCAGTTGCTTAGCGTGCTGCTCGCTGACCTCGAATTGATCGCCCGGCATTCGTTTGCCATCGTGATCGAAGGACTGCCGCGCAGTAACCGTAACCATCATCTTCTCCATAAGGACAGGGGCCTCAGCCCCCGCCGTCTTATGCCGAGGCCGCCAGCCCGGCGAAGTCGCCCTTCACGAATGACTCCGGGCGGTAGACAGACAGGCCCACGCGCTCTTCGCACAGGATCGTGACCATGTTCTTCACGAAGTTGTCCCGGTCTTCGGTAGAAACCGTCACCGACACATCCTCACGATCCCAACCCTGGGCGCCCTGCTGGAACGCACCGACCAAGAACTCACCCGCAGTCATGGCCTGGGTTGGCACAACCGGACGGCCCCACAAGCCAGGAGTAGCCAGACCGGTAGGCGTGGCGAACAGGTACGCGTTATCCGTGGTCTTGGTCAGTTCGATAGCTGCCCAATCAATAGGGCTGAGAACGATGCCATCCGCATCGAACTCGGCCAGCGTCACTTGCAGCAACGCCAGGCGCAGGCGGTCAATAGCGGTTTCTGCTTGGACAGTCACTCCTGGGTTGGCATAGGCCGATGCCTGGGTGTAGATGCCGTTCAGGTTCAATCCGACGCCCGAGCCCTTGAGTAGCTGCGCCTCTTCCTTCAGCTTCAGGCCGTAGCGCAAGCGCCCGTCGATGTAGCTTGCCAGCATGGCCGCGTCGGAAAGAACCTGGCGCGAGGCGCGTACCCAATGGGCGATGGTCGCCACCGGATCCGTGTCCAGTTCGAACGTGATGTCTGATTCCGGCTTCGGATTTGTCGGGTTCTCCGACACGACGTTGGCGTTGTTCGTGAAGCCGGTTTCGCGCACGTACTCGATGCTGTTCGAGCCGGTGCGGCCCCACGACAGAAGGTCACGGATGAACAGACGTTGCTGGACAGGCTGAATCAGCCCGACGCGGGTGGGTTGGATCAGTTCGCCGGCAGACGTGTCCAGGCTGGTGATGGCCGCCTTGACCGGCACGGAGAAGCTGCCCTTCATGCCACCGGCGGCCTTAGTCGCGAACGACTCGAAGCCTTCGGCCTTGATAAACTCTTCGCCCATCGAGGCCGGCCGCATGTCGCCGCCGCCGTCTTGCAGCTTCACAACCAGCTGTTCGGCAGCTTGCAGACGCGCCTGCAGCTCGCCTTGCTGAACCAGCAGTTGGTCCACCTTCGCCTTGGTTTCTTCGGACATCTGGGCATGCGCCTTGATCTCCTTCTGTGCGGTTTCCGCATTGGCTTTCAGTTGGTCGTTGACCTGCTTCAAACTGGCGGTGATGGTTTCGATATCCTTTTCCAGGGACATGATGTTTCCTTATAGGGATTTGATGAGGGATGCCGCGAGTGCGGCTGCTTCAGAAGCGGCTGAATCGCTCAGGCCGCGTTCGGTGGCATCGCGCCCACCGCCGCCAGCCGCATCACGCAGGCTGGTCTTGAAGTCGCTGATCAACCGCATGGCTTCGCTTCTGGTCATTCCCGAGGAGCGCAAGGCGGTCTCCATACGCCGCACTGCCGCGGCGCTGGCCTTTTGGTCGGTTTGGGTGATCTCGTCTGACGGAAGCAGGGAATCAGCGAAACCCTGGGAAACAGCATCAGCGCCGCCGATCCATGTCTCCGCGTCCATCAAGGCTTGTATCGATTCCAATGTGTCGCCGGTTCTGGCTGCGTAGATATCGGCCATCGCTTGGTCGAACGGCTCCATCGTGTCCGCCACTTCCCGGAAGTCGTGCCGATTGCCGACCGCCATCACCCAGCAGTTGTGAATCATGAGGAAACCGGCCCGGGCGATCTCCACGCGATCGCCAGCCATGGCGATGATCGAAGCTGCCGAAGCTGCCACACCGAGGACGCGTACCGTCACATCGCCCTTATGCTGGCGCAGCAGGTTGTAGATCGCGAGGCCTTCGAACATGTCGCCACCCGGCGAATTCACATTGACCGTGATGTCCTTGCCGTCCATCGAACGGAGCGCCGAGGCAATGCGCCGGGCCGTGACACCTTCGCCGGTCCAGTAGTCCTGCCCAATCACGTCGAAAACGCTGATCGTGTTATCTTCCTCGGCGGCTGCCTTGATGCCGGGATTCCAGCGGTCCAGCGCCTTGGGAGACAGGTCATATCTGACACCCGCGCAGGGGCGCCCCTCCGGCGCTGCCGGAAGGTGATTTCGTGGCATTGGGTTTACTCCTGGGTGACGGTTTGGGCGTTGCCCAGTTGATCGATCGGGATAAGGGCGGTCTGAACGGTGAGCACGTCCGCATTGCCGCCCTTCGGGGGCAGGTTCTCCAAGCGTCGAACCTCGTCGCGGGTCATGATCCCGTTGTTAACCATGGTCGATTCGTACGAGGCCCTACCGGCCGAATCCGCCCGCAGCAGCCCTTCCACGCTGAACTCCGCGTAGTAGCGCAGTTGGTCCGCAGGGGATAGCAAATCCTTGTTGATCGCCTGCTCGATGCGGGTAAGCCAGGGGCGCAGCGTGAACGTGAGGAATCCGATCATCTGCTGCTCGATCCCGGTCCCCCAGCTCGTGGAATTGGCCGTATGCCCAACCATGTGCGGGGGAACTCGGAACCAGCGGCAGATTTCCTCGACACTGAAGTTGCGAGACTCGAGCAACTGCGCATCGCTTGGTTTGATGCCAATCGTCTTGGCGTCCATGCCGCCCTCAAGCACAGGCGACCTCCCCGCGTTCAGTGCCCCGCTGATTTCTTCGACTGACTTGCGGAAATCGTCGCGCTGCTCTTTCTTCAGCACGCGGTCAACCGTGAAGGCCACCGTCGGGGCCAGGCCCTTCTCAAATGTGCTATTGGCGGCCGTAGACGCCGCCAATGCCGACCCGAACACACTAGCGCCGTACTCGATGACGCTCAGGCCCCAATCCCCGTCCAACGTGAACCCAGGAATACGGAAGATCCGGCTCGCCGGGATATCGCGCTGCTTGCCGTTCTTTTCCGTATATCGGTACTTCGGATTGCCGTTCGCATCGCGGGAGATTGCGAGGCGAGAGGGCACCAGGAACTCCAATGCGACAAGGCGATCCCGGATGTACTTCTTTTCCGAAAACCCGTTCCCACGCAGCAGCATGGACGCAATCTTTGCTTCCCAGAACACCGTAGCCGTCGTATCCGCACTTGGCCGTGCATGGATCAGGTTGTACAGAGGGTGCCGATCCGCCGAGATCCGGCCGGTCGGCGTGCGTTCATATAGCCCCAAAGGCAGAGTTGATATGGTTTCCGCGACCAGTCTGGAGCACGCCCAGACGGCCGACAACTGCAATACGGTCTTCTCGTTGACTTGCTGCCCCGCCGCAGTCACTCCGAACTGCGCCCAGAACGCCTCATCGGTCAAACTGATGGGAACCCCTAGCCAGTTCAATAGCGCGGCCTTCACTCGGCCGGGCTTTGCCTTGGTTTTCATACGATGATGGGATCCCTAATAAAGTCGGCAAAGTCGCCGTCGTCCTCGGTTTCGTTTGGCATCACACCTACCGCCATGGCTAGCGCAACCATCCCGTCAATCCGGCCAGACGCTTTCGATTTCGTGAATTTCCGATTTCCGGCTGGGTCTGACACTGCTACAGCATTCGCGGCGCACATCGTCAGTACCGGGTGCTTCCCGTGCTTGAGCTTCTTCGCCAGCAGTCTGGCCTCCAGTTCACGAATCGCCGGGCTCATCGACACAAAGCCCTGGCCGAACTCCACGAACTTCTCAAGCTCTTCTTCGGTGAATCCGGCTCGCTCCAGCCATGGCTTCAGAAACCGCATGTTGTAGCGGTCGAAGGCGAGTGCCCGGATGTCGTACCGGTCGAACACCTCGCGCAGATAGTGAGCGATGTATTCGTACTCAATCGCGCGGCCCGGCGTCGTTTGCAACAACTCATCGTCCGCCCACACGTCATACGGCACCCGGTCATTCCTGGCTTTCTCTGCCAGCCCTTCTCCCGGCAGCCAGAAGGTGGGATGCACGTCGCCATCGTCCGAGACCAGCACAAGCGCCGTCAGATCCGACACGCTGGACAGATCCAGCCCACCGTAGACTGCCTTCCCTTCCAGGCTCTCGGGCTCTTCCCCGTTTTCCTCCCATACCGTCCGGGAGATAAAGGGGTTACTCGCCTCCACGCGCTGGTTCAGAATCAGGTTGCGATAGGCCGCTTCACGACTCGGCATCCGCTTGGCGTCTGCCGCCTGCCGGCGCACCTCTTCCCGGTTCATGAACTCGTCGTAATGCGGGTTCGCCAGCCTTATCGTGTCCTCGTCGAACGGATCCGCGTCCAACGGCGCCGTGTGCAGCACCACCTTTGTCCGCGGGTCAGCACCGGTCAGCGCGTCGTCAATCAACAGGCTCAACAGGTCCGCATCGGTGGGGGCCTGCGTGCTGATGATGATCGACAGGGGCGATTCCTGAGCCGCAGACGCGGTTTCCAGCGCTTCGTATAGCTCCGATCGAGGGCCTTTCACCTGGCCCAGCTCGTCATGCACCGTAAACACAGGCGAAAGCCCGTATGCGGTGCTGGCTTCTGCCGACAATGCCCGGTACAACGTGCCAAGCTCAGGGCAAAAAAGCTGCTTTGCGGTGTCCCGAATGACCACGTACTGGCTCAAATCGGGCGACATGCGCACCACTTTTGCCGCCAGCGCGAATAGGATCGCCGCCTGTTCCCGGGACTGCGCAGCGCTGTACAGCTGGCTGTTGGGCCTCGCCTCAGGTCCGCACAGGTGCAGCAGCAGCAGAAACCCTGCCGTGGCGGTCTTGGCATTCTTCCGAGCCATCGAAAGAATGAAAGTCCGCGTCGGCGTGTCGTAAATCGCGCGGAGCCAGCGCTTTTGCGCGGCCGATAGCTTGACCGGCTTACCTACGAATCGCCCTTCCGGAATCCTGCAGTGAGATTCGATCCAGGCGATATTTCGCTCGCCGCGGCTCAATCCTCGACGAGTTCCCACGGCTTCCTGGCCCTGGCCTGACGGCTATTCGCCCGGCCTACGGTTTTCGGGTCGGCAGTCGCCTGCCGGGTAATGCGTAGGCGGGTCGCCAAAGATGATGCAGCGCGCCCTTCCCGCTCCTGCATCGCCAGCAGGCGGTCATAACGCTTCAGCCCGTCATCGTCAGCCAGCCACGCCCGGTCAAAGTGCATGATCTCGTCGGCCAACAAGCGCGCCTGCACGACATGACGGCAGTACTGCTCCAGCAGAGGGCCATGAACCGGCGTGAATGCGCTGGCCGGTTGGTCGTTGACCACCTCAAGCCAGACATTCCGCTCGGCGTCTGTCAGATGCACCGGAGCGGGCAGCCGGTCAGTGCTGGAAACGGGCGCAACTTGGGCCGCGACGGTCATTTCTGACGTCGATTTACGGCCCCGAGTGCCCATTTCAAATCCTGTTGTGTCCCGCTTTTTTCTGGACGTTTATGAAGAAAGACCTTCGCGGCCGGTCTGGAGCCAGAAGGCCTCAGACTTTTGCCATACCCCTGGGGGTATCACTGATAGGCCATCCGTCCCTACCAACCGCGACCTTCAGCACTCCTGACTTCTCCATCGCCTGCTTGGTGCTGTCGTGGTGCGCCTTGCATAGTGACTGGAACGGTCCTTCCCAGAACTTCGTCTCGTCGCCTCTGTGCGGCTCTATGTGATCGCAGATGTTGGCCAGCTTGTACTTGCCTTCCCTCTCGCACATGACGCACAGAGGGTTGTCATGCAGGTGTCTCTTGCGTAGCTGCTGCCATCGGTACGTCTTGTACCAGGCCTTGTAGGCGGGCTGAGTCATAGCGGCTGATCCTGATCCCGCTCGCTACCTGCGTACTCACCGTCCAGCGATACAGCGAGCTCTTCCTGTTCTTCCTCTTCGGCCAGGGCGGCGAACGCTTCGAGCAGGCGGTTGTTCTGCTCGATGATGATCTGCTGATTCTGCTCGATGCGGTCTAGCTGTGTTTGCGTGCTCATCGCCGTCCATCCGAGTAGTAGCCATAGCCTGGCCGATGCTCCAGCCCGTACATGTCTACCCGATCCCGGCACACCTGCCATGCGGTCTTGCCATCTTCGGGCTGCGCACTCATGGGGGTGACACCAATCCCTTCTACCTGATCGGACAACACTATCCGTCCGTCGCCGTGCCGACAGAGGTAGAACGTCTCCATCACGCGCGCGAAGGCCCGAGCCCTTGCTTGCGCTTCGGGGTAAAGATGCAGTCTTCAGGATTGTTTGCGCCGAACATGCGGACCTCCAAATAAAAAGCCGCTCTAGGCGGCAAGGTTCCGGGGAGCCACGGAGAAATAAAAAGCCCCCAGCGATTTCTCACTAGGGGCGGAATGGTTGCGCGTCTTCCCGCGCTGCCAACTGGAAGGTTTGATCCCTCCAGATTCACGCCGAACCCTTGCGGGCCGGATAACGCATTGACGGTGCCCAGCTTCGAGGAACCGGCCCTTTCGGGTTGACGCCTTGCGGCGACCTCTACACGCGCTGCGCTTCACCATCACGGCTGGCGACTCCCCCGCAGCAGTCTCGGCCCTGGCCAGGATGCCACCCGTCAAACGGGCAACGCCGACTTGCTTCGCGCGGCACTTGAATCGCCAAGCGTGATGATGCTGAAAAACGAAAACCCGCGCAGTTTCCTGGCGGGCTTACGTTTCTTTAGGGCGAGCGAAGTCGCCTTGGCGTGAATTATAAGGTATGCCGGGACCCAATGCAACACCCTCACGCAGCAATCTTCACGAGATCGCGCCTGCGCAACAAAGGTAGCAGATCCAGTTTTGCCTGCTGATACCGGCGATGTTGTTCTTCCGGACTGCAGCGTGGATTGCGATAGACCTCGTTCCCTGCCGCCCGGTTGGCAGTATGCAGCCCCACTGCGGCGCGCAACTCGACCGGTAGCGCAACGAGGCAGGCGTCTACTTGCTCCGCGACGTATCGATTGAGGCGGGCGTCCCGGTCGTCGTCATCCTCGTGCACGTCGCTGCTGTCGGCGTACTGGAAGCCGGGGGATACTCGGCTGTATCCCCGTTCCTCCCTGTGGGCGTCCGCCCAGTAGTACCACGTCAGCAGCAGTTCCTCGATCTGTTCGCTTTCGTCCCTGGTCATCACGATTACCCCTTTTCTCCAAATCGCCCCGAAGGGGTCTACCTTCAATTCCCGCCGCGCTCGCTTGCGGCACCCTTCCTCAATCTGTTCGTAGACCTTGGCGGGGTCACCCATCTGCCAGCGCATGAGGGGCTTCATGGCGCCTTCCCATGAGCGAGCCAATCCGGGATACCCGCCAGCCATGCCCATAACCTGTAGGCTTCGTCCAGCGTGTTTCCCATGGCCTCGTGGTGGTCAGAGTAGACATTCCAAAAGTCGCCTAGCTTCCTGGCCTTCGGTTTGATCCACATTTCATTCCCCTAGGACTATGCAGTCGCCCGTTACGCGTTTTCGCGCAATCTCCCGCAGCCATTGCATCGCCGACTCCCAATCGAGCGTCAGCTTGCTTCTGCCGCGGACAGGCCATGTCGTCGGACTGACATAGTGAGCGTCCACGATCACCGCTATCGGGCAGCCTGTCTGCCGGTAGACGAGCATCGGAACCTTGCCCCCGGCCTGGGCCTGGGCCTGCCTCCACCACGCCGGGATGCAGAGACGGTCGGCATGCTTGCACTCGATGCTGACGTGCTGGAATGCCGGGTCCTCCGTCACCACGTCGCTGTCGTTCCCATGCTGACGTACCCGGCGTTTCCACGTGGCGCCGGTCGCTTCGGTCAGCATGTTGGCAACCAGGCGCTCGAAGTTCTGGCCTTTGGTGCGGGAACTCCGGCCACGCGCGGCCAGGGGGTCCATGGCTACGTCCATTTGCTTCACGCTTGACCTCCGCGGCCGAGATTGAAGGGGTTGAAGTATTGTGAAGAGGCCGCGATTCGTTCGATATCGACGCTCGTCGGCAGGCGGCGCCGCACTTCTCTCTTCGCCTTCGATGGCATTTCAGGCAGCGGCGCGTCTTCGCCGGCCCCTGGCCCGTACACCGCCACCCGCCTACCACCCTCGTTGACTCTCCAGGCTGTGATGTGGATGGTCCCTTTGCGCCGGGCGAGACTCAGCGCGTCTCTTACTGACTTTTTCTCCATCTCAACTTCAGCGGCCAATTCCGACGAAGTCATTGGCCCAGCCTTGCGCAGCGCGTATACCAGTAGCCTGTGGTAATTTCTCATCGCGCGATTCTCCGGTAGCTGGGCCAATCGAAGATCACCATGCGCCCCCCGCCTTCACGGAGACGGTCAACAACTCGCTCTCCCAGGTATTCCGTCAAGGCGTCCTTGGCGAGATTGCTAATAACGATGGTTGGTCGCAGTTGTTCATAGCGGCCGTTGATTACTTCGAACAGGTACATTTTTTCGGTCTCGCTACCGAACTGGACGCCTACCTCGTCCAGCACGAGCAAGTCGGGCTCGATCAGCCGCTCAATCGCTTGGGCTTCCGTCGTCTCGGAACCCTTGCGATACGTTTCCTTGATAGACCGGATCGCGGTCAGCACGGAAGTAAAAACCGCCATCCGACCCAGCGCGATAACGCCGTGGCATATTCCTACGGACAAATGCGTTTTCCCAGAGCCAACGCCGCCGCAGAAGATCAGGCTGCGGCCGGTCTCTAGGCACTGATCGAACTCGGCCACGAACTGCTTGGCGATCGCCAATGCAGCGGCCGGCCCCTCAGCGTGGGGGGCGAAGTTGTCCAGGCGGCGATCTGCAAAGCGGGGCGGGATAGCGGCGCGACCGAGCAGGATCGCAGCCTTACGCTCCGCCCATTCTCGGTAGAGCTCTTCCTTCCTCTTCGCCTCGTCCTCCTTGCGCTGGTTTTCAACGCAGGTGGGGCAGAACGGTCCTTGCCCGCGGAAAACGATTCCCTCGTAGTTGCCATGCTCCTCGCAGGTGCCAGGAACTTTGACGAACTTAGAAAGAGCCATCCGCACCAACCCCGGCTCGGTAGTCTTGGCTTCCAAAATTTCCATGTGCGTTCGCCTTCTTCGGTTGTTGGGCTGCCCCTGCGGGCCTGCTCCAGTTGTTGGGCAGGAAGAGACCTTGCCACCCTGCTCCAACGCAGTGATCGATGATTTCGTTAACCCTGTGGCCTTGCTCATGCCACTCGTGCAACTTGGCGATCTGCTGCTTGGTGGTTTCCTCCGTCAGAGCCTTTTTGATCTCGCGTCGGTGCTTCACCCACTTTGCCCAAGCGTCCGCAGGCAACCAGTCCGGCAGCTCGATCTGCGCCGCATCAAACCCGCCCCCCTTCACACGCCTCTTAGTGACGGTTAAGTGATGGTTCAATTGACGGTTAATTGACGGTTTGGGGGCACCACGTGCCGGGGTGGGGGGCACGTCATGCCGGGGTAGGGCGGCATCTGGTGCCCCCCTGGGCGGCATCTCCTGCCGGGGGGCATTTCCTGCCGGGGGGGCACCATGTGCCGGGGTGGTCGTCAGGTGGTACATGGTGGAAGTGCCAAGCCGGGATACCGATTTCACGTATCCCATATCCTCCAGCGCTCTGATAGCGCCACGTACTGCGCGCTCGGACAGGCAGGTGCGCGCGCATATCTGGGCTAGGGAGGGATAGCACTCGCCCTGGTCGTTCGCGTTGTCAGCCAGGGACAGCAGCACGAGCTTCTGGGTGCTCGATAGGCCCTGAAGCTTCCATGCCTCGGTCATCAGGGCGATGCTCATGCGGGCGCCCCCAACATTCCAGCCGCGCACAGTGCGCCATCGGGCACGACAAACCCACGGTCTTGCAGGATCTCTATGCACCACGCCAAGAGCGTCTTCTGAGTGCCGTACCGTTCTTGAAAACGCGTCTTGTGCGGGTGGATCGCGACCACCCCTGCAATGCCTTGATCTTGGTGATGTGGGCCACACAGCGGCAGGACGAACCAGTGCGCGTGCGGCTTCGTGCGACCGTCGCAATGGTGGATCGACACGTATGTACTGAGGATGCCTTCTGTACGGCATGCTACGCAGCCTATCTCGCGCGCAAGCAGGTCGTGGAAGCGCTTCTGTTCTGCGGACGGGGAACGGCCTTTCATACGCTGAACTCCGCCAGGATGCCGTCCACTGCTGACAACGCTGCGGTGTCCGCGATATCGGGCCAAAGAAATCGAGTCGCGGGCTTCGAGCGCAGGAACGCCAAAACCTTGACGTGGTGCTCGTAGAATTCGGCGTCGTCCAGGGACTCATAGCTGATGGAAAGCGGCAACGCCACCAGGCGTCCTTTCGGGCCCGGGACAAAGCTGCAGTGCCCCGCCCCTACTTCAACCCACTTCCGAAGGTCCTCCGGGTTTGCAAACTGCTCTTGGTTGTCGAACAGCACGCCCAGCATCGCGAAGTGCAGGCGATGAAACTTGGGACTGCGCGGGAACCGATGCTCGAAGGAGATGGTCCCTCCCAAAGGCAGCGACTTGATCTTGCGAATGAACCTGGACCAAGCGCGCTGATCAGCCTCAGTCAGCCCTGCCAATTTGCCGGACTCGTCCTTGCGCAGCGCGATCTTCGCCATTACTCGGCCATCCCTTCCAGGCAGGCGACGAGCGTGGCGACCTTAGCCATGGCTTCGATAGCCTGCTGGCGAATGGCGGAAATTTCCTTCTGGTCTACCCTGCCATCAGACAGCGCCGTGTGGATGGTCTTCATGTACTCGCCGACTTGGGTTACCAGCGAGCAGGTATCAGACAGAACATCCATGTCCGATGTGCCAGCTTGTGGCACCGGCACGAGGATCCGGTCATGCAGCGCCGCCCACGCTTCGATCATTCGCACGTCGCCCGTGAGGCCGGATATGCGGATCGCCTCGGCATAGGTAAGGTGGTGCGTGTCGTTGTTCGGGTTGACCTTGTTCCGCAGCACGGCCGCGGAGATGCCCACCCTCGGGCCAAGAGACTCGCTTCCGCCTGGATAATCGTGAACGGTGGCGTAGGCTGCGTCGGTGGTGTTCATTGGGAAGCGTCTCCGAACGTTTTTACTGATGGGCAGAGCGGGTACGATGCGCTGCAACAACAAGAAGGCTTAGAAGAATGAAGACCAAACCGTTACGAGCACGCCAGTTCTGGCCATATACGATGCCAATCGGACGGACGCAGATCCTTTCGGCTTACGGCGCCGCTGGTCACACGCTCAATATCAGCGCAGCGCTCAACCGGCACCGGGCGCCTACCGCTCAGCCATTGCCAAACGACCGATTGAGTTACCCCCAGGGCTCCGGCGAACGCCGCCTGGGTAAGCCCACTACTCTCTAGGTATTGGTCTATCTTCATACCACCTAAAGTAGCATTGCTGTTAGCTCCGTGTCAACAGCATTGCTGGTTGTGGTGGCAAATAGCATCGCTACACTCCGCCCCATGACAGCCGCCCCTAAACCGTTAGAGCTTTGGCAGAGAGAAGACGCCGCCCGGCTGAACGCTTTGTTCAAGCAAAAGTCGCCCATGAGCCAAATGGCGTTTGGGGCGGCTTACGGCATCGGAAACCAGAGCATGGTTTCCCAATACCTCCTGGGGCGGCGCCCATTGAACATCGAGGCCGCGAAGAAGTTTGCCGAAGGACTGAACTGCGCCATAGATGAATTCAGCCCCACACTGGCAGCTCGGATCGCTGAGGCTTCTGGCAGGGTCGCCATGAGGGAGGGGAAAGAGATTGACCCAGAACTTGACCCTGGATTGGTTCCGGTCCGTCAGGTCGTCTTCAAGATTTCTGCCGGTATCTCCGGCTTCTCGGTGGAATTTTCGGAGGAAGATGCGGAAGAGCCGCTGTTTCTCCCCCGCAATTGGATCGAGCGCCGAGATCTAGACCCCTCCAGGCTCTACGCCACGAGAGTCAACGGCAACAGCATGTCGCCGCGGATCCTCGACGGCGACGTGATCGTCGTTGACACGGCGAACACAAGCCGAGAAAAGGACGCCATTGTGGCCGTTAATCACGAAGGCGAACTGACCGTGAAGCGGCTGAAATATGAGCATCGGCGCTGGTGGCTCATGTCAGACAATGCCGACCAGAAGACCTATCCGCCGGTGCCGTGCGGCGACGGGACTTGTCTATTGGGGCGCGTGGTGCATTTGCATCGGGAGCTATGATAATTCGGGGACACAATTGCCCCAACATATCTAGAAAGATATAATGGCCAGCCTAGTCATCGAGCGCGCCGCTGAAGAAGACCTTGACCTGATGTGGGAGTCTGGCGATCCCATCGCGGAGCGGGCTGTAGCGTCGATTGAAATTTTGCTTGAGGAAATTGGGTGTGACGTCGATTTTCTCAGTCGAATGCACAGCCCCAATGTTCGGTGGTTGGGCGAGCCATCCGCGGATACCGACCGTATCGTCAAACTTTGGCGCGATGGATACAACATATTGCGCCTCAAGGCCTGGGACCAGGGGGCACTTATCCCGTATCGTATTTTGTATGCATACGACCCCAGGTACGACTGCTTCCACGTGCTAGGCATCGTTCATCGAGAACACTGCTATGAAATCGACCATCCGCGAGTTAAGCGAATCATCGCTGACTATCATTCCCTTGGGATTCCAACTTACTGAGTCCGATGGCGTCACAACCACCGGTTGGGCGTATTGTGCTCACAAGGTTGTTTTTTCCAAGGGGCGCCAAAGCACACACTCCGGCGCTGGCCGCCTAATAGGCGACGTCGTACGACGTCACTCCGAGAACCCCCGCCGGAAGGAAGCTCTCATCGCCGCCAGAAGGCGACTCGGCAGTGAGTTAGCGGGCAAGGAAGGCGCCGAAACCATCACCAGCCTACGCCTGCGGAGGGGGTTAACGCAGTCCGAATTGGCCGCGCTCATTGATCAGCAGCAGCCGTATGTGGCTCGCCTTGAACGAGAGCGCCAGGACCTCAGGGGAAGCACGCTAAAAAAATTGGCGGCCGCGCTGGGGGTTTCTGTCGAGCAGATCCTGTCGTTGACTCAGCCTGTAGATGAATAACATGGGACCGGTCGTATTTTGTTTGTTCTGCGACAGCGTCCGAAGGGAGATAGGCGGGACCATGTCGTTGGTCGGGGTTTACCAAGACCAGGTGATCGCCGAGGGCTTCCCGTTGCGCCTCCCGAGATTGACCGCCTTCGTTTCTATACATGACAGCGACGGGAAGTTCGCAGACGGCGTGCAATTTGAGATCTTCCGGACCGATAACGAAGACGTTATCGCGGACGTCTATAGTGCCCCGATTGATCCCGAGAGCATTGATTCCCCGCTCAACGGGAGGGACACGCCCCCCAGAGGAGTCGCGGTCCTTGAGATGCAGAACCTCGAATTTCAGGAACCGATGACATTGCGGATGCGGCTCAAATTCTCGGACGGCACGCATTGTCTTTCGCCGACAGTCTTGCGTATCCGGCAGCGGCCATCTGAGCGAGCAAACACGGCAGAATAGGTTTGCGCCAACTGCAGCATGAACTCAAGCCCGCATAGCGGGCTTTTGTTCATCGGCGCTTCGCTTCCGTCAGCGCCGCCCTCACTTCTTCCCGCACGACCTGCCGCACTGTTGGGAGGTCAAGACTAGCATTGGGGGACAGTGATCGCTCCAAACGCTCCAGGATCTCAGAATTCATAGAACGCCCATGCTTCGCCGCCAGTTCTTTCAAGCTGTCGCGCATGCCAGGTGGAAGGCGCAGCGTGAACTGATCCCACTCTTCTACTTTGCTCTTGCGAGGTCTTCCCATGGCGGGGCAGCGTACCCGCACAATGCTGGATTAAATAGCATCAGACTGATGCTACTTTTCCGCCCTGTTCCCCCCGTTGCCGCCCGCGTAACGGTGCTGCAATAGGACAGGAGACAGTGGGATTGCATCGAGCAGGAGGGAAGACGATGCAGGAGTCGGAGAGCATGACAGTAGCGGCCGAAGTTTCCCTTATGGGGCGCTGGCCCTACTTGGTAAGCATCGAAGTTCGCCCAGATGTTCACGGCGGCATCAGGCTGCCGGAGGATTCGCGGGCGCTGGAAGAATTGGCGGCAGACGGGCTAGCCACTCAAGGGGTCCTTGCCGCACTGAGACAATCTGCCAAGTGGCACCTCCGTTCAGGAATCGCCCTGCGCGCGTATTTGGACGGCGACCAGCATCTAGAGCTTCAGTTGGACCCGCATCGGGTCTCCCCTGGGGATCTGGCGGATCGCTGGACGTCCGTAATAGAACAAGTTCACCACCAAGTACTGCTTATGGCAGCAGAGCGCAGATCACCCAGACGCCATTCAAACCTTTCTCAACGTACCCTTGCGCCCTGCCGCCGCGGCGCATGTGACCAAGCAAGTTAGCCGCCTCTAAATCGCCAAGGCGCCGACCGGTCTCCGCCAGCTTTACGGCGACTCGGTCGCCACGCAGGGCGAAGTTAACGATAGCCCCGTCCCGCACCCCGGACAGCGCGTGTGCATCTGGCTCCGCCAAGAGCGCCACGATCTGCTCAGGCAACGTCACGCTTTCCATACTTTCCTCTTATCCAAGTGGATGAGGAAGTATGCCGCGCGCCCACCACAGATTCATTCGCCGCTGCGCCGTTACAAAATAAATAGCAGCATTGCTATTGACGTACGGTTAACAGCATTGCTACTATGCCCCTACGCACTCACCGAGTGCCCGGCGCTGGCCCCGCAAGACCAAAGGCCCGCAAGCCCAGAGCGTGAGAGTGGTGGAGAGCCACGAGGGAATGCCTAGCCGGAGCTGCAATCTGGTGGACGGTAAGACGGCGCAGATAGCGGAGAGCGCCCGACCCGACAGAGCCGCGGATGCGATCGCATCTGGATGCCCTCTCGATGAGAGCTGGCAGCTTCATGCGATCAACGCAGCACGAACCGGAGAAATGAACATGACCCGTATGCAAACCATCGCAGTACACGCGCTGTATCGCCTTCGCTGTTACCACATCAACGGCGGCATTGCGCGCGCCGAATACATGCGCCGCATGTCGCGCATCCAAGAACGGTTTTCGGCCTAACAGCCCTCTCCCCGGTTCGCCGGGGCAGCACTGAGGGGATTCAGGAGAGGGCGAGCAGTACGCGCAGGCGATGCGCACTATCAGCGAAGCGTTGACCGGTCGCGAGCTAACGCTGATTCAGGCTGGGAGTAACGAGGCCCCAGCGCGCTGGATTCGCACCCAGCCGCCCTCCCCTGAATCTCTTGCACAACGAAATGGAGAAGAAGAAATGGATATCAAGACATTGGAAGCCCTTGGCGTCAGCGTGGAAGACCTGAGCGACCGCATCGTGGACCAAGCCGTAGACGCGTTGCTTTCAAGTACAGGCTTCAACCCCGACACCGAAGAAGAAACGCGCTACGAAAGCCGCTTCAAGCGAGAAATCGAAGCGCGCATCCAGAAAGCGGTAGACGAGAAGATTGCTGCGTTGGCTGAGGTCCATTTGATACCCCGCGTTGGCGAGCTTATTGAAAGCGCCAACATGGTCAAGACGAACCAGTGGGGCGAGTCCAAATCGCCGCCCATGACGTTCAAGGAATACATCGCTCATCGCGCCGAGGTCTATATGAGCGAGGACGTGGATTTCCACGGAAAGTCCAAGCAGGAATGCAAAGACTCCTACAACTGGCGATCTTGCGGACCGCGCCTTACTGTCTTGATGCAAATGTACATCAGGGACACCTTGGAAAAGCACGCCAAGGCAGCGGTCAATGACGTCAACAAGGCAATAGCAAAGAACATCGAGAAGGCGGCGAAGGATGCAATCACGGCTGCTGCCGCTGCGGTCAAGGTCCAGGCTACCGCCTAACCCCCAGAGATACGGAGAAGAACGATGGACTTCCAGAAGCTGACTCAGGATGCCAAGGTCGCGCGCGTCAAAGCAGAGGCGGCATCAGTGGCAATCGAAGACGGCGGCACATGCAATCTCGATGCCGCTTTCTTCCCGCTGAAACGTTATGAGAGTGGGACAAAGCTGGTTGACGCCCTCCGCGCGGCTGGGCTCAGTGCTGGAGTGTCGCGGTGGCTGGGCCGCGGGGTGATGGTATCGCCGCCCGGATATGGGCAAGCCGACAAGCGCGCTACTGCGAACAAGACGTTTATCGATCACATGCGGTCATGTGGCTACAACGTGATCGGCTACTACCAGATGGACTGATAAGGAGCCATCCATGTCTATCCCCCCCGACTTCACCCGCCGAGTGCAGGAGAACCCGCAGATTGCGGTCTACATGGCAATGCGCATCGAGTCCATGCGAATCGCCGCTCAGGACATGATCCACCAGTTGGACGATATGAAGCGCATTTGCAGCGGCATCCATTACACCGAACTAGCCCGCCAAGCCGCAGAGTCGGTGCGGTGCGTGCCGGGGATGGAATCATGAGCGCCCTCCCCACCTTCAAAGAGCCTGACGTAATCAGCGCTACGGCAGATGAAGCCATGGAAGTGCTGCGCTGCCCGTCCGCCTGGGATGCTGACCACCATGACCTGATGTGGTGGACAGCCAGGATCGACGATGCCGGATTCTTCGACCGCCTGGACACGTTTGCCAAGGCAGAACTGCTCCACGCGCTGGCGAAGGATAACTCTCACTGGACCGCCGACATGCGCAAGCGCCTTGAGGCTGTCATTGAACAGGAGATAGCGACGTGACGCTCTTTCTTATCTTAGGCGGCGTGCTGACGTGGGTCGAAGTTGAGAAGTGCGTGCTGATCGCCCTGGCAGCCATCGCAATAGCAAAGGCTGGCGACGAGATAGCCCGGCTCCATCGCTGCGCCGACCCATACATGGGAGATAGCCATGGACACTGACCTGCAACTCACTCCCCACTACGTGCTTTTCAAGGGTGAAGGGACGGACGATCTGGAAGTGATGATCGAGTTCGAGACGGATGAATACCAGGGCAAGAAGTACCCGGTATACGCCGTCAAGAAGGTCCGCACCAAATCCGGCGAGTGGGTGGAAGTCTGCGACTCCCTCACCTATCAAAGCATGAGGGCGTACTGGAAGTCATTCCAGGCAGAACAAGAAGAAGACCGTGCCGAGACGATCCAGCACCGGAGGGCGGCATGAGCGATATGAAGAAACACGGCTGGAAGCTGATCGTAGTCCTCGCCTGCTACCTGCTGGCTTCGCATTGGGACTACGAGGACTCGCAGCGGATCCAGCATCAAGTGAATTGGGCTCGGGTGGCCCATAGATGAGGCCAGAAGACTACTTCCTCCCAGGATCGCCCGACCTGTTCCTGCGCGGACGGAGGGGCGAAGAAATAGCAATCGTAGAGCAATCAGGAGCAATCAATGAGCATAGTCACGATGGTATTGGGCGAGTCCGGTACAGGGAAATCGGCCAGCCTACGCAACCTAGACCCGGCAGACACCCTGTTGATCCAGGCGGTGAAAAAGCCGCTCCCGTTCCGCTCTGGCAACTGGAAGCGCTTTGACAAAGAAGCGTGCCCTGAGGGGAACATTTTCCAGACGGATGCGGCGGCGAACATCATCGCCCTGATGCAGCGCACGCGCCGAAAAGTGATTGTTGTTGACGACTTCCAGTACGTCATGGCGAACGAGTTCATGCGCCGCACAGACGAACGAGGGTTCGACAAGTTCACTGAAATTGGGAAGAACGCTTGGGACATTCTGAACGCCGCGGCATCCCTCCAAGAAGATGTGCGCGTCTACCTGCTTTCCCACGTAGAGACAACCGAATCTGGACGCACGAAGATTAAGACCATCGGGAAGATGTTGGACGAGAAGATCACCCTCGAAGGCATGGTGACCATTGTCTTACGCACCGTGATCCGAGACGGGCAATACCTGTTCGCCACCCGGAACAACGGGAGCGACACCACGAAAACCCCGATGGGGCTATTTGAGCAAGACCTGATCGATAACGATCTTGCCGCAGTTGACCAAGCAATCTTTGACTACTACCACGCAACCGTTGAGGAATAAGCATGTACGCACTCGATCCCACCGCCGCCAAAGCCGCAGAATCTACTGGCAACCGAATCACCGAGAAGGGCAAATACAAGGGCAAGTTCACCCGCGCCCAACACATCATTTCCGACAAGGGAACCTACGGTATTGACTTTGATTTCGTGACTGAATCCGGCCAGAAGGCGCGGTTCGCCATCTATACGCAGCGCGGCGACGGAACCCAGGTATACGGATACAAGCAGCTGTCCGCCATCATGGCTTGCCTATCGCTTCGACAACTGGCAGACCCCAAGGATACGCCCGCAAAAATCTACGACTTCGATGCTGGGAAGGAGATTGAGGCTGTAGTGCCTCAGTTCACCGAACTCCTGGGCAAACCTATTGGCCTCTTGTTCTCCATGGAGGAGTACAAGGCGGACAAATGGCGCCCCATTCTGGCCGGAGTCTTTCAAGCGTCAACGGAACTAGTCGCGTCCGAGATTCTGGATCGAAAAACGACGCCAGAGCAGCTTCCCAAGATGGTGCAAGCGTTGCGTGACAAGCCTCTGAAGACATCCGGCACGTCATCCATCGAAGCGGGGAACCGTGCCGCGGCAGAAGCGGCCTCGGATGACCTCACCGACATACCTTTCTGATCTGGAGCCGACATGAGCAACATCACCCTCTACGAGATCGCGCGTGAGTACCGTGCCGACCTCGAAAAGCTGGCCGAGCTGGATCTGGACGAAAAAGCCTTCGCCGACACCCTGGAGAGCCTGGGGGGTGAGCTGCAGGTGAAGGCGCAGAACACAATCGCCTTCACGCAGCATCTTGAGGCTGTCGCAGCGAGCATTAAGGAAGCCGAGCAGAAGATGGCGCACCGTCGGCGCGTCATAGAAAAGAAGGTGGAGCGGATCAAGAGCTACGTTCTCCAAGTCATGCAGGCGAACGATATTCAGCGCATCGAATGCCCGCATTTCGTCCTGTCCATCGCCAAGAATCCGCCCTCTGTCCTTATCGAGGATGAGCGGCAGATTCCACAAGACTACTTCACAAGCCCCCCGCCTCCGCCTCCCCAGATCGACAAAACACTCATTAAGAAGGCGATCCAAGATGGATTTGAGGTGCCCGGCGCGAAGCTGACCCAGGGTTATCGACTGAACATCAAGTAAGGAGCCAGCGATGCAACACCACTACTGGATTATTGAGCGCCATACCTCCGCAGGCTGGCAGCCACTTCTGACTTGCTTTACCCGGTCTGAGGCGCGGGACAAAAAGAAGAAGTTGTCGTGGCAGACCCGCATCCGCAAGTTCATCGCTGCGTGAGGAATCATGACCACCCAAAACCATACGACATCCCCCAGTCCCGAAAAACTGCTGGCGATCGCACGGCACTTGACGGAAGACAGCGACGGAATCGAGCAATCGCTGTGTGATGAAGTCGCGGCGTGGCTCGAAAAGGTCGCAGCCCAGCCCCAGCAGCCGGCCGGGTGGAGGGATATCGAGACGGCACCGAGGGATGGGACGCCGCTCATGCTCTTCGCGCGCCATATCAACGCGGAGGCGAGCACACGGGTAGTCGGCTATTGGCTGGACCAAACTGGCTGGATCGCGCAGTGCTATATGGGGCAGACTCACGCGCGTCTTGTCCCCTCCTTGTGGCAACCGCTTCCGCCATTTCCTGGCGCCCACCCATCGCAGCAGGAGGACGATGTACGGGACGCGGCTCTACGCGAGCGCGTGCGCGATGCCATTGCGGCAGCGATAGGCGGTAGTGCATATGACTGCGGTCGCGTCTGGTCCGCCTGGAGCGTCGGCACCATGGGCGAGGACGATTTCTTCCCGATAGTCGATCAGGACGAACGCCTGGACGAAATCACGGATGCAGCCATCGCCGCCATGTCGGATAGCGCTGGGGAGGGCGGGAAGAATGGCAATTGATATTTTGTGGTTCCTGGTATCTCTTCTAGCCGCGGGAATGTTCGGATTCCTGGTGGGTTATGCGTATGGCGCCTACGCAGCGGAGGTTCGCAAATGACCCCCGCTGACAAGCCAGACCTGCCGCCGAAGCGACCCGCAGGCGTCGACGAAACCATGGAGGATCTGCGCAGCGCGTTCATCGACGTAACGCTCCACGCGCAACGTGCCATCACGCTATGCGAGTACATCGAACTGCTGGAGCGGGAGGTCGCCGACGAGCGGCGCAAGGCGTTCGAGCTGGCCGCCGCCGAAGCCGAACATTGGCAGACGATCAGCACAACGCCAGGGCATGCGTGCGGGCAATACATCGCCGCCGCTATCCGCGCCCTGATCGACAAGGAGCCGACGAAGTGACGGACGAAGAATTCGACGACCGGGTAACGTTCAGCGCCCCATTACCGGTGCCATACCTGCATGAATGTTTGGCCTATGACGCCGAAACCGGAAAGCTGTCCTGGAAGGAACGTCCCAGAGCGCACTTCAAAAATGACCGCTCGCACATAGCATGGAATAGGCGATGGGCCGGTTCCGCTGCTGGCTCCCTGAACGGGAATGGGTACTTAACCATCCGCCTCAATGGTGCGCATTTCAAAGCTCATAGGGCTATCTGGGCGATGACTCATGGAGAGTGGCCCACACAAATTATTGACCACATAAATCGCACCAAGACCGACAACCGACTGACGAATCTCCGCTTGGCGACGCACTCGTTGAATATCCGAAATGCGGACATACGGGCGAACAACAGGAGCGGATACGTCGGAATCAGCATGCAAGAAAACCGCTGGAAAGCTCAGATCCAGATCAACGGGGAAAGCTATCACCTGGGCCTATATCCAACGCTCCGTGAGGCCAACGCAGCGCGCCAAGGGGCTCTACACGTCCTAGAGAAAAGGGGTGAAACGTATGACCAACGATGAAAGCGCCAAGCTGGGCGGCATGCCGGCGGAGAGCCGAGCTGCATTTGAGGCTGCTGCTGAAGCTGCTGGTAAGCCCCGCGCACTCGTTGACTGGAAACTGCCTATAGGGCGCTACGCCGATGACGCTGTAGAGTTTGCGTGGCAGGTATGGCTGCGCTCCCGCATCCTGCCCGCCGCCAGCGAGGCTGGGGCGGTGCCGATGGGGTATGCCACGGAATCGAAGCCGGGGTTCACCGCTGCTTACTTTGATGCGGCCATCATGCCGCCCGGCACGCCTGTCTACGCCGCCGCTCCCGCGCAGCCCGAGAAGCAAGCGGGGCATGAACTTTCCGTTTCGTTGACCGGGGCCGAACTTGCCGCCGCGCTTGATTACGTTGCGCCAGACCGTGACCCGGATCAAATGGAGGCTGTTGCGGTCATCCGATACGGCGACGGACATAGCGGTCGGGGATATTACTGCTGGCTCGATGACTGCCCGGAAGAAGGATCGATATTGCTTGGTGGCGAGATCGCCGCCCCGCCCGCACCCATTCAGCAAGCCGGGTCGGATGTGCAACTCGTGCCGACCTATGTAGTCGATGCCCTGAAAGCGTGGACTGGCAGCGAGCCGTCTGTATCCGCTCTGGCGCGTGCCGTAGACCGCTGGCTGGACCCTGGTGCGGAATGGGAGCATGACCGGCCGGATGATGTCGCACCGGCGGCGCAGGGCGATGAGCCTGCATGGCGCACCCCTGGCGGAATCCCGCGTTTTAAGAGTCGCGACACTTACACCGCACCGGCTGCACAATGCGTCGCGTGCGAAGGCAAGCCGAGCGGCGATAACGTCCCGTGCGCAGTATGTGGAGCACCGGCTGCACAGGGGGATGGCGATGGACGATAAGCACCTGCTGGAGTTGGCGGCGAAGCTAAAACCGTGTCCCTTCTGCGGATCGCCTGGCGCCCTGGAGCATGCCTCCGGTTCGTGGGGATACTACCCTGGCAAGTGGTGGGTGAAATGTCCATCCTGCGGGGTCAGTGGCAAAGGCTTCGAAGACGAGAAGTGGGAGTCCGGCAAGGGCACGACCAATATATCGGCGCAGGCAAAGGGCGATGCCATCGCCTGGTGGAACCGCCGCGCCAGTCCCGCGCAGCAGGCCGGCGGGTTCTCGCCATCGGACGACCCCAAGACCCGCGCCAGCACTGGCTCTGAGGGTGGCGGGATTGCGCAGCAGGGCGCGCCGACGGATGCGGAGCTGATCGGCATTGCCGTTGATGAGTTCGATATCGACTACGACCGCATGCCCTATAGCGTGGTCAAGTTCGCCCGCCGCGTTCTCGCCCGCTACGCCCCCGCCCAGGACGCCGAGCCGATAGCCTGGGAGTCAACCACACCTGTCTATTTCAAGTACATCACGGACAGCCAATATCGCAAATTCAGCGCCAAAGTGCGCGCATGGTACCGCCCCTATCGCTGCGCGACCTGCGCCAAGGACGCCGAGCGGGTGAAGGATGCCGCATTGCACCCGAACCACCTGTTGGATTTGCGGTACATCCTGGCCGTTCTGGAGCGTCTATCGAAAGCGGCGCCCAAGGATAGCGAGCTGTCGGCCGCGGTCACGGGCATGCGCTACGTCGTCAGCCGCACCGAAGACACCGCCCGCGCCCAGCGTGCCGGAGAGGAGGCGTCATGAGCCAGATGCTGAACTACGACCCGGCAGACCCGGACAAGATGAACCTTCCTGCCGGGACCACTTGCGGCGATTGCGCCCATATCTATCGTTGCAAAACGATCTTCGGCCACACCGAAACAGACACGCGCTGCGACTGGTCGCCGTCTCGGTTCTATCGCGCCCAGCGCGCCGGAAAGGAGAAAGAATAATGGACATCGTGAAGTTCGGCCCCGGCGAGACCTGCACGGCGGCGCTTACCATGCCTTCCGACCAAGTTTCGAGCGAACATTTCGGACCGGCCATCTGCATCGGCTTCTACAACGACCAGGAAATTTGGATAAGCGCCGGCGATGCGCGCATTAACGTGCCGGCCTATTGTTTGGAGCGCTTCATCAAGGAACTGCGCCGGGCTGCCAAGATGGCGAAGGAGCAGAGCGATGAATGACCGCATGCTGCTGGAGGCCGCGGCGCGGGCTGCGGGGATCGTCGGAACGTACGACGAGCCAATCCCCGGCATATGCGGCATCTATGAGCCCGTCATTGGTGGCGCTGACTGCCCGTGGAACCCGCTTGCCAACGACGGCCAAGCGCTCAGGCTGGCTGTGAAGCTGCATATCCAAATCAGCATCTACAAAGAAAGCGCCACCGTATGGGCGCACACGCCTGAGCTACTTGGATATGGCTCCGGCGGCTGTCCCTCATACCAGGCACATTCCCTGATCTCGGAGCCGTTCGGAGGCGACCCGAACGCCGCCACCCGCCGCGCCATCGTACGCGCTGCCGCTGCAATGGGATCGAAATCAAATCGGAGCTAGACGATGCTGACCGCTGAACAGTTATTGAAGATAGAGCAGGACGCGCAGAAGGCTACGCCGGGACCGTGGAGGTTCGAGTATTGCCACGAAGGGCCGAGTTGCTGGTGCGGCATGGTGGGATGCGACTCCAAAGAGCACGGTGTGTCCAGCTCGGGTAGCTTGACGCAACCCGATGCGCGCCACATCGCCAACTGCGACCCTCAGACCGTCATGGAACTGGTGAAGATGGCGCGGAGGTATCTGTGGCTGAGGGATGCGCCGTCGGAAGTCCCGGTAGTCGGCCTTGATGTTGCATTCTGGGAAGACTGTTCGGGAGAGGCCATACGTGGGGAGGCGTTGGATCAAGCCATCGACTCCGCCATCAACTCGCAGCGCAAGGAAGGGGGTGAGGGGTGAGCGACTTTGAGACCTTGGTCTATTTCGGATTCTGGGCCTTCGTCATTTGGGTCATATTCAGGACAAGGCCTTGACCAGCACCATACAGCGCATCTTAGAGACGACTAGGAAGGATTGGACGATGGAACACGAATTCATCACCCACAAGGAAATTGCCGAACGGCTGCACCTGAACGCCGCGCATGTCCGGGATCGTCTGACCAAGCGGCCAGACTTCCCGCGGCCTTTCGTTTTCGGAGGCGCCCGCAGGTGGAAGGCACAGGAAGTCGATCTATGGATAGAAGGCCAGCAGCAGCGCAGGGATGGGCGCAGGTCTACCCAAGTTGCTTAGCGATGTCAGCCGCGCTCTCGCGATAATAGATAAGGAGGCTACGGGGATCGCGGTGGCCCACCATCCGGGCAAGCTGCAGAATGTCCAGCTTCTTTGAAAGCCGGGTTAAGGCAGTCGCCCGGGCGTCGTGGAAAGTGGCGTCGGTAATCCCGGCCACTTCCTTGGCGTTGCGGAAATGAATATCGCGGGATTGGTGGCTGATCGTGAATACCCGCGTGTCGTCTAGCCCCTTCACGGCGTCAAAGAGTTGCACCGCCCGCTTGGATAGGGGGACGGCCCTCTTGTCGCCGTTCTTCGTCTTGTCAAGGTGGACGACTTGGTGTTTCAAGTCCACCTGCGGCCATTCGAGCGAGACGATCTCCCCGGACCGCATGGCGGTTTCTAGGGACAGAAGAAAAACAATAGCAGTCTGCTGGCGAGGGTTGACCGCCTTCGCCCCCTCTTCCCAGGTCAGGCACGCCACCAAGCGGTCTATCTCGGCCTGGGTATAAATCCGGTCCCGATGGCGCCCCTCTGGCGGTTTCGCCACGTCGGGCCACGGGTCCACCTTCAAATTACGCCACTCTCGTCTGGCGTATCCCCATGCCGTCCGCAGCAGTGCTATATCGCGCCGGACGGACACCCCCTGGACCACTTCCAAGCGCCTATCCCGCCACGCCGCCAAGTCCTTCGGGGTTATGGTGTGGATGAGCTTGTCGCACAGGTCCGGCTCCTCCTTCAGAAACCGATCTATCCGCACCCGCTCCCAGCGGTGCCCCTTGTTCTTCGGCGAAACCTCGTCCCGGTACTTCTCAAGCACCTTGGAAAGCTTCGCCGGAATTACGCCAGTCTCCTTGCTTTCGGCAAGTTCTAGCTCGCGCTTAGCCGCCCATTCCTGGGCTTCGCGCTTCGTTGGGAAAGTAGCGCTGTCACGCACCCCACCCTTGTAAACCTCTGCGCGCCACATGTCGCCGCGCTTCCTGAACGATGCCAT